CGAGAGGTTAAAGATACCCTTGACTTGCAGGCCATCTTGCAAAGCACCGATCTTGGCTTGCGAGTTGATCGTGCGAACAACTTCACGGTTGATTTCAGCCAGGATCTCGGTCGACAGGATGTTAGCCAACTCGGTCTCAGCGTCCAGACCATGAATTGCCTTTAGGTCTTGAGCCAGTTCCAAGCTGTATTCTGCTTTCAGAGCACGAGACTTAGCAGTCACAGTGGCTTTCTCAATGGTGAAACCCATTTCCGAGAAGATCTGACCACCAGTACCACCCAAGCCTTCAGCGTTAGCTGTCGACAGAGCCGTACCAGTAACAGGTACATAATCGCTGCCCGAGTCAGAAATATCGCTGTCGTTATCGGTGTCAGTAGCACCAGCCAAGCCCGAAGGACCACGTGTGCCGTTACCGGTATTGGTCGAGTCGCCAGAGTAGTTAACCAGAGCTTCATTGAAGAGAGCTTCATCGTTAACCGAAGCACCAGCTTGGGCATTCGACTTGTAAACGCTCTTCATAGCGAAGATCAAGCCGGTGGGGCCTGTCATCGGCTGAACGCCACAGATGTCGTAAGCCATGAGGTTAGGCATAGCGCGACGAACCAAAGCGATGAGAACGGGATCCCAGTTACCGACGCTCGAAGCGACGTTAGCAGGAGCTTCGCTCAACATGCCCATTTGCTCACGCTGTTCAGCGAAAGCACGTTCTTGGTTTTCAAGGATTTGAGCCGTAACAGCTTTACGGTGTGCATCCTTAATGGCACCGGCAGATTCTTCGTTCAGAACCGGGGCCCACTTTTCTACGAGTTTATCGTACGATTGCATTTGGATTCTCCCTTATTTGGCAGAGGTTTTCTTGAGTGCCGAGAGGTAGTGAGCCATAGAGCCAGAAGCGACGGGTGTTTCACCATCTTCGTCTTCTTGAATCTCTTGTGTAGACTCAGTAGCCTTCTTTGTGAAGTATGATTCCTTGACGGTCTGAACTTTCTTAGAGAAAGACTCAGCGTCTTCAAAATCAACGTCTTCAACCAAAGACTTTAGTTTCTCGACTTGAGTTTCGGCGAGATCGCGAGAGGCTTCGCGGATGATAGCATCACGCTTGTAAGTCTCAAGTTCCTCGGCCATTGCGATTGCTTCTGCAGTTGTAGCATTGAGTTTGGTCTCAAGCTCATCAACCGTTTCGGCGAGTTCGTCAACTAGGTCGACCTTAGCTTCCGGTACTTCGATGTAAGACTCAGTGAACAGGTCTTTCAGGCCTGTCATGAACTTCTCAGCGATCTCAGCACGTAGGCCAGATTGGATGGCAATTTGATTGTCTTCCATCCACTTTTCAACCACGTAGTTTAGGTAGCTGTCAACTTTCTCGACGAGATCTTCCTTCGTAGACTTGACTTCTTCAGCCAACTCTTCGTTGTATTTCTCTTCGAGTCTGTCGATCTCTTCGGCCAGCTTCGATTTGATAGCAGCTTCAAAGATAACTTCAGCTTTTGTTTTAAATTCCTCAGACAGAGTAGCTTCGTCTTCGACTAGAGCTTTCAAGTCGGCAGAAAAATCAGCTTGATACTCAAAGTCGGCCTTCTCGGCAACAACTTCTTGCTCTTCGCTGTCGGTCTCTTCAGCCATGATTTTACCCATGAGTGCTGCGAGATCTTCTTTTTTCATACCAGCCATCTTCGAATAAGCGGCATTGATCATACCAGCTTTCGTTTTAGGCATCGGCTCTTGCGTGGTGTTATCACCCTTACGCTTTTTAGCGCTAGGGCCCTTATCACCAGCAGCGTCTACTGAAGCGACTGACTGTGCCTCGGCATTTTTCGGGTCATGAACTGCTTCCATAACTTCGTTGTCGTCATGGAGTTGTTCCTGATCCAATTTTTGGTCCTCAGACATATCAGACTCCTATATTTTAGATTTGAGCAACGAGAGGAAATTCTTGAATTCACGAACCTGCGTCTCATAGAGATCGGCACGAGGTGCTTTCTTAATTTCAGTCTCCATCTTTTCAATTGTCCTGGCTTCGATGATACCGTTATTCCAGACCCACTCAACACCTTCCATGATTCCATTAACAAATGCGTTAGGTGCCGATGGATCTTGCACGATGTCTACCGCGTTGAGAAGAAAGTCGTCTTTGACTACATTCACGTTACCACGCCGCTCAAGACTACCCATACCACGAGTTGAAACCCCTAGTTGTACACCGCCTTCGAGTAGACCTTGAACGATCATACCCATTGGAGTATCCAAGATAGTGGCTTTTCCTACAACATCGTTTCCTTGCCAATCCAAGG